ACAAATTGAAGCATCTAAATGGTGGATTAGAAACTTTTATCCTCCTTCTGAGAATATATATGAGAAAAATAAACAAGAACTTGAAAAGCTTTATAAAGCTACTCAAGAAAAGTTAAACTTAGAATGTGATAAGTTTGTTATCACTTAGATTCAGGATTTTTTCACTTATTGTCGGGGTTTTTTTCACTTATTGTCGGGGTTTTTTTCACTTATTGTCGGGGTTTTTTGGAATCTTATCTCCGATGTAATGGTCAAATAATTCTTGACCCAATTTCATTTCAACCGCTGCTAAAGTTTCATCACCTCTAGCAACTGTTTCTAAATTTGCAAACATTTTATTTATCATTTTCATAAATTCTTCAACGCTTGTTGACCTAGAAAATGATTTAATTAACCAAGGATAATCATTATATAATTCAGGTAATTCAGTCATCAGAGTCATTTCAATATCAAATTTTGATAGATTTTTCTTTTGACATTCAATTACTTTATTTCTAATAGTAGTAACGTCGGTTTTCACTTTATCAATTGCTTCCATTAGGAATAAAAGAGTAATTTATTTTTAAGTGTCTTTTTTAGTTAACTAAACAGACTTTTTATAAATAATCGCGATTGTGACTAAAACTACAAAAATAAATATCCAAAATGCAAAATTAAAAAAGATGGAATTATTTTTTTGTTTATCTTTATCTTTTAGACCACTTTGTTGTTTAGACTCATTAGTGTCTTCATCTGGTTTTTTATCTCCAAAATTATTAATTAATAAATTAACAACTTCTTCACTAGTATATTCTCTTTTACCATTTTGCACATTAACTTTATTATGCATATCAATAGTCCATTTTAATAATGTTATATTACTTTCTAAAACTTTATCATCTATAGGTAATTCTTTCAAATGTTTTTTATAATTATGAGAACATAATCCACAAGGTAAAATATTTTGAATAGACTCAAAAAATATTTTATATTCATTCTTTTGTTCTTGTGTTGGTTTAGTAGGATAAGCCAAAGCGACATAGTGAATAAATTTCCACCCATGAGGGCCCCAAGTATCTGGTGTTATAGCCATATTATATTAATCCTAGATTATATTTTTCTATAGCATCATTACATTTTTTATACCAGTATTCGTCTAAATATATCATTAATATAGCAGACAGGATACCATTCCAAAATATTATATTTGGAATATTATTTTTATGATAAATTGTAATTATTAAAACTAATATCCAGATGGGTAATCTTATAAATCTTATTATATTTTTTCTATATTTTTTACACAACATAGATTCATATTTTTTGTCTTCTTCTAAATAAATAGAATCTAATCCACTTACTATAGATATAGATTCGTTTATTAAAAGAAAAACGTGAAAGTATCCTAATACGTCATAATACTGTGCAAGTAAAAATGAAATTAAACACCAAATGTGATGGACGTATAAATCAAATCGAGTGTTTCTAGTTATAATCATTTTTTCAATATCAACAATTAAATAAGCTATAAAAAATTCAGACAATTCAGTAATTTCGTTATTATTGAAACCAAAAGGATTATTATGACCTTCATCAAAATAATTAATTGATATCTCTAAAGAATGTAAAGCAAAATAAATACACATTAATGAACGATAAACATTAAATTGAGTTTCCCTTTTATATTTATTCATTTTATAATAATTTTCTATTATCTCTGAAAATAAAAATAATATTATAATTTTAATAAGTATCATTAAAATTATAAAAGAAATATTTGTAAAAATAACCAACTAATTGGAAATTATCATTTCTATCAAATCCTTTTTAGTTATCTTTTTATTAGTTACTGTTATATTTAAAGTTTTCATATAGGCTATAATTTCATCCTTGGTCATTTTGTTTAATTTAGTAGGATCGTGAACTACTTTTTCTTCTGCTTCTGAATTATTATTTGATTCTTCTGTAGGTTCTTCATCAATTATATTAGGAGCAAATTCATTCTTAATTATTTCATTAATGTTATCCAATAAGAAATAATCCTTTTTAATTATAGAACCTTCATAATATTTAATTTCAATACTTTGATGATTTATAATCTTTTTAATTGCATTATCATTGTAACTAAATAGTTTTTTCTCGTTGTTACGAATTGGTTCCCAGCTTTTGTTATGTTTAGCAAATAGGAAAAAAGGTTTCCAAGGATTCATAATTTCAAATGGATATACTGTATAGATTTGATTATCAACAAAATCAAATATGAGAAAATTAATTTGAAATTTATTTACTAGTAATTCCATAATGTAAATGGAAGATTCTTTTTCTTTAATTTTTTTCTTCAAACCAATATCACTAGTGAATTTAGATAATTCTTCCAGTAACATAGTTATTCTAATTAATTCTTCATTTTCTAATAGAGTAATATACTCTTCTGTAAATAAGCTCATAAAACTTGAGAAAAATGATATATTTAAATCATTTAGAGTTTGTGTAACACCAATGCGATAAAACTTGTCTCCAAATAATTCCTTAAAATTATTTGAGAATTCTTCACTAAACTTTATTAGATTTTTCTTGTTAGCGAACTGTTCTTTCTTATTTAAATATTTTAAAATCATATCATAATTTATTTCCATTTACTTAATAATATGTTTATATTTTTAAGTAAAGTTTGTTTCAACTTTTCCCTCTTTATTTTGAATATTTTCAATTAAATTTATAAACAAAAAGTAAATGTTATAAATCATCTTTAATTTATCGTTAAAGTAGGGTCTAATCTTTTGAATAACATTTTCAAACGATAACCATTGTAAATCTCCAATCTCATATTTTGCATCATTATTTATTTCTAATTTGGATTCTTCACATAATAATCCTAAATAATAAACTAACTTATATACCTTATCTAAATTCAATACTGTTTCTTCTATTGTATTTAATCTATTTAAAATTAAATATTTATCTGGAGTTATTGCTGTTTCTTCTCTAAACTCTCTTACAGCACAATCTATATTTCTTTCATTCTTATCCTTTCTACCCTTAGGAAATCCCCATTCTGGTGTTTCATATAAATTATCAAAATCAATTAGTTCTACTAAATTATATGATTTTAATATATTAAATTTTTCTCTGGATATGTCAGCTTCCCTTTCATAAATTTTATATTTTGAAGTTTTTTTCCAAAGATTATTCCAAAGAAAATCAAAATTATTAGATAAAATATTATCTATTTCTTCTTTTGACATTAGGTTTAATAAGTTTTTTATTTCGGTTTTATTGTTTTCATCATATTTACCTCTAATCAGATCTACATAAGAGAAACTATGTTTTCTTTGAACTAATAAAAATTTTATTTTATTCTTATAAGTATCTAATTTTGATAAATTAGTAAGATTGGAAAAGTTATATTCTTCAAAATCAATTATTTTATTAATTAAATAATTTTCTATATTAGATGGTGATATATTCAATTCTGGGTCCAATTTTACACAAATAATCCCATAGGAAAAAATAGGGTCTTTACAATCTTTTGAAGAATGATTATTTTTATTACAATTTATACAAAATAATTTCTTATTATTCATCTAATTATTAATAATATTTTTTTTTATAGCATTTTTTTTTATTTTATTCTAAAGATTCATCTATATAAACTTTGTTATTTACTGAATTTACTTTTGCTACGATAGTGTCAATATCTTTGTATTCTTCAGGAGTGCTATCATGGCTTTCTTGTAGTTGTGATAATTTATTAACTTGTTCTTGCATTTCTTCCATTTCTTTATAATATTCTTCTTGATTTTCTTCTTGATTTTCTTCTTGATTTTCTTCTTGATTTTCTTCTTGATTTTCTTCTTGATTTTCTTGATTTTCTTGATTTTCTTGTTCCGCGTTCATTTTATTAAGTCTTCTATAAAAATCATCTGGTTCAACAAGAACTTTATCTTCTTGACTAATCATTTTTAAAGTATATTTTCTATTTTGTAATCTATTTAAACAATTAGTTAAAACAATAAGCCAATCAATAACAATTTCAAGAGATTTAAAATTTAATTGAAGTACAATAGGAAGCCATAAAGCTAATACCCACGTAAAAAAGTTCATTAATTAGTAAAGAATATTTTCTTTAATTAGTTTTTTCTAATTTATAATAATATGTCAGAAAATTTAGATATCAAAGAATTTATTAGAACCAGATTAGATAATTTTGATAAATCAAATCAAAAGTATAGTCATTTATTAGATGTGAATAGTACAAAGATTGAGAAAAGAGAAAATATAACTTATTTAATATTTTTAGACAAAGATGAAAATAAAATACAAGAAAGTCTAGTTACCATTTTAGGAACATTTGATTTAAATACTAATATCTGGCTTTGGGCATGGGTTACTCCTTATTTTTCGAGTGAAGAATCAAAAGATTCTAGAGACATCTTAAAATATGGATTAGAATTAGAACCAGATAACAATTCTAATATTCATTTTTATATTAAATCTCATTTTGTTAATTCTAGAATTTATTTTGATTCAGATGTAACATTTGATATTCATTTAGCATTATCTTTATATATTACAAAAAAGCCAAAGTTTATTTATCCTAGAAGAAAGAAATTAGAAGGAGGTAGTGATATCATCGTATACTATTTAGTTTATTAATTAATTATAAAAAATTAAAAATCTAAATTAAATTATAATGTCAAATACAATTTGTCTTCCAACAGAACATTATTTATTGTTAATGTTAATTTTTATTGGAATAACCTTATATTATATTTATAAAATGCAAAACATTGATTTTAATTTGAGTTTAAATAATGATAGTTTAAATCAATTATCAAAACAATTAGATGTTTTAGAAGATGTACCAATTATGACTAAGAATAGCATTGGTGTTACTGCACCAGAAAAAAGATTATATTTAGAAAACAGAGATAAAGAAGCTATTTATAATGAATTAAAACCACCTGAAAAAAGATTACCTGAATATCAATATCCTGATAGATATGTTAGAAGCAGAATTAATATTCCCACCCGCGGTTTACCTGATAACTATCACGCTGTAGGAACATTAGTTAGAAAGGAAGATGAAAAAATATTACAACTTTTCGGTAGACAAACTTATCCTGGTTCTAATCAATGGGAATATTATGTAACTGGTGCAGATACATATGGTTTTCCCAATAAGATGCCTATTAGTGTTAGAGGTGGTCGAGAAATAGATGATAAACAAAGAATTCATGTAGGCTTTTTAGATAAAAAGAAAGGGGACTTTGAAGCTAACATATATAACTTTGATGTTCCTAGATATAATCCTTATGACTATTAATATTTATTATAAAAAAATTGATATTTACATAAATTAAATTAATATATATTATTCAATGCTAGTTGATAGAAATAACATTATGGAAAATCATATCAAAGAATCTAATAAAGAAGACCTAACATCTTTATTAGATAACTATTTTGAAAATCTTTTACAATCAGATGAAAAAGTTATTCATTCTGATTTGGTTACACAAATTATTGAGAATAATAAAGATAGAATAAGTGGCTTAATTATTAAGAATTTAGACAACTTTCTAAAGCAAAAAAAGTTAGCCATTCGAAACAATATTAAAAAAAATGTTTTTAAGATTGATGATTTAATTAATATATCTAATTCTTATGGTTCCAAGATTAGTAATTTTATATCCTTTCTAGAATCTACTGAAAAAACTAATATTCTAAAGGTGTCATCATTACATTTATTTGATAATATAATTTCAGACCCTCCAATGATAGCTTTTTTAAAAACTAGGCTAAGTAATTTTCTAGAAGAAAACTCTATGAATATTATTAAAATGGAAAATATTATTTCAATGATTCAAAGAAATAATCAAGAACTAAATCCTGCATTATGGTTTCAAATGTTATTCTCATCAGCAGTTCAAGATACTGTAGAAGAAATTGCAACTAAACCTTATCCAGTTCCCACCAATCAAAATAGTTTAATTAATCTGGTAACAACTTTGGAACATTTTAATAAAATGTATAATTATCTTTATAAAATTAAATATGATGTGAAATCAGTAATTAATTCTTCATTTCCATTTCTAACTGCAAATCTTTTAACTGTATTTACTACTTCTAGTTTGAAAGAAATTTCAACTATTTTAACTAACTACAAAAAAGTGTTCTCTAATTTATTTGTTTTGGGTTTTGATATTACTAAAGAAGTTGTAGTGTTGTGTAATAAACATAAAACTTTTACTGTAGAAAATCTTACATTATTTTTTGATTGTTTAGCTGTAGTGGTTCCTTTGTTGCACAATAATATGAACCGAGAAATTGTTTTTAAGAAAATTAGTGAGTTATTTGCTACAGAAGATATTCTAAATATTATATTAGCAGATGTTACTAAATTTAAAAGTATGTCTAAATTCTTTAATACTATAAAAGAGAAGGATAAGTTAATTGACCAATATAATAAAAATCTTGTTCAAAGAATTTTACATAGACCATTTATTGAAGATGAAAAGAAAAATTTTGAAATTCTACAAGATATATTTGGTGATAAATTGATGTTTAAGACTAACAAAATTATTAAAGATGTTGAGAATACTTTGGATGATTTAACTAATTTTCATTGTGTTAATGTTCCTAGTTTGAAATATAAAAATCTATTAAATTTGGTTACAACATCTTATAATTGGGATTTTAATCAAGCTGAAGGATTTTATAATACAGGTGATGACAAACAGAAAGTATTCCAAGGTGAGATATTTAAATTAATGAGTGTCTATGATTGCTTTTACAAACAAAAGTATATAGATAAAAGGAAAATTAATTGGTATTTACATTTTGGTGAAATTGTATTTGAATATAAGAATGTTGAATATAAAATGATGCCTTTGCAATTTATGGTGATTGAATATATTATGAAATTTAAAACTGTTAGCAAGAATGAATTACTTGCATTAAATATCTTTCAAAATTATAACGATGAATTTAAACAATCTATTATTGGTTCTATGATTTTAGGTGGAATTTTAAAATTGGATAGAAATGAAATTAGTATGGGTTCAACACCTATCACTGTAGATTATATTAAACTCTTTTTCTCTACAACTAATTATGATAGTATTTGGGAAAAGAAGAGACAAGACCAATTTACATTGTCTAGGGAAGATATTCTAAAAACAAATATTAATCATTATGTTAAAACGGCACCAATGAGTAAAGATGATTTATTCAAAATTATTTCGGAGAAGTTGACTATATTTACACCTGATATTAATATGTACGAGGATGTTTTACATAAGATGGTGACTGATGATTATATAAGTGTTGAGAAGGGGGTTGTGACCAAGTTATTTTATTAATAATCTATAGCTATTTAGCAAAGCCAATTTTACTAATCTAAAACTTTGTTTAGATTGACTAAATTCGAAGAATTAAATATTTTTCGAACTAGTCTAAAAAATTGATAATTCAATGCTTTCTTTAGATACTATTTACTTTAATGAGTATAATTCAAAATCCATTTATTTCTGAAATAAGAACAAATATCATTTTAGGCGCACCATTAGAGCAAACTGATACCTGGGCATTAGCCAAGCATTTTAAGAATTTATATATAGTAGTTAAAAAAAATAATAATAAAATTCCTATTCCTTTTTTCATGAAATTAGTTGATGAAAAAATTTATAGCGCAGTTTGTAAAGATTTAGTTATTTGGAAAACTTCTTTACAATTCCTACACAATGGTAGAAAGTTATATGATAAGTTATGTGTTTTGCCAAAGAATACCATTAACCATATTAATGATTTTGATATTGAGTTAGAAGAGAATAATCTAGT